GAAACAAAAATGGTGTGTAGAGACGGTAATGTAGGTCCTAGTTATTGGGAACTATTTGCTGAATTTTATTATGCCGGCGTATCTGAACAAGAATATTGTCGTTATATAAAAGGTGAAAATATATTTAAACTACCAAAAAAGGTTTGTTTAAATAAAGACGGTACATGGAGGTACTAATGTTTAAATTTATTATGGGTATAATCATAGGTTATGCTGTAGTTGTGATCTATGGACCAGATGTTGCTTATGACATTTGGTATACAACAATTGAATTAATAAGAGAGGTGGTGAATAAATCATGAAAAATATATTATTAATAATAATGCTAACTTTGTTAACTGTAGGTTGTGCTAAAACTGTAAAGATAGACAACGAAGCAGAAACTAAGACAGGCAAGATAGAAGAAGTGCCAAAGTGGTTTGTTGAGAAAACAGACGGCAAAGGTTTCATGGGCAAGAAAGATAAGTTTTTTGTTTATGGTGTTGGTGTTGCAACCTCACCTGACTTACAACTTGCAACTGAAAAGGCAACACTAATTGCAAAGGCGGATATTGCTGATGTGATTAAAGGCGAAATGAACAGAGAAACTAAAACCTTTATTCAAGAAGTAGGACAAGGCGAAGGTAACAGACAAGTTGTTACAGAAACGCAAGATACTATTATCAATGTCATAACAAATACTAAAGTTATAGGTTATGAAAGATGGAAGATACAGATTGCTCTTACTCCTAATGATGAATATAGAGTGTATATTGGATTACAATATCCTCTTGAAGAATATAACAAGTTAAGAGAACTTGTCGAAAAGGAAATGGTATCTGAACTAAATAGCATAGCAAACAATAGTGACGAAGCATTTAGTAGTTTAGAGGAGAAAATATAAGATGTACAAGGTTTTTTCGAAACCTAATTGTGTTTTTTGTGACAAAGCAAAGGCAATGTTAAAAAAACTAGATATACCTTATGAGGAGTATAAACTATCTACAAACATGTCAGGTGGTGATGGTCAATATGAAATCACCATTGAACAAATGTTTGAAATGATAGGTAAACAAGTAAGAAGTATGCCACAAATAATGAAAGGCGATACCTTGATTGGTGGTTATACAGATTTACGAGAACACTTTATCAATGAAGGTAAAATGACATTTAGTGATGTAAATGAACGGTAAAGTATTATCGTTTCCTGATGGTAGAGAGGTACCTGTTGAGAAAGCAACCTCAGCAGAATCCATATCTGACCATCAATCTAAGAAATATGCAGACGCACTAGCAGATGATATGATCATACAACTAGTAGCGTCATTGCAACAAGAAGGTTTAGATATAGGCAAACCTACAGGAACTAAAACATTTTTAGATGTAGGTATATTTCTAGAAGCGTTTAGAGCAATGATATATAGAGACATGGATTTAAAACATCCTTTTCATAACATTACAGATAAAATGATGTATGTGGAAAAAGTAAAAGGTCGTAAGTATTCAGTAGTAAATTATTCGGGTACAGAGATTGTAAAAGTGCCTGAAGAAGAAGAAAATGTTATAGAATTTGAAAGTGAGTTAGACTTAAATGATACTGATTGATTATTCGCAGATTGCTATTTCAAACATTGCCGTACAACTTGCCATGAGTAAAGGTAAAAATGTCTTATCAATACCTATGGTTAGATATATGATACTAAACTCAATTAGAGGTTATGTACATAAATTCAAATATGATTATCCTGGTGATGTTATAATATGTGTAGATGGACCTGACCCATGGCGTAGAGATATCTTTGAAAACTATAAAGCAAAACGTAGAGAAGGTAGAAACAAAGATGATAAAGATTGGGAAAGTGTATTTGGTTTATTACATACTATCAAAGAAGAAATAAAAGAAAACTTTCCTTACAAGGTAGTACAACTTGATAGAGTTGAGGCTGATGATATTATTGCTGTCATAATTAAGAAGACAATTAAAAAACCAATTCCTTTTGAAAAATATTTAATTGTATCAGGTGATAAAGACTTTCAACAATTGCAGAAATATCCACATGTATCACAATACTCACCTATACAAAAAAAGTTTATAGAGACAGATAGTCCACAAGAATATATTTACGAACACATATTGAGAGGTGATACCTCAGATGGTATACCAAACTTTTTATCACCTGACGATACCTTTGTAAATGGCATAAAACAAAAACCAGTACAAAAGAAAAAACTAGCAGGTTGGTTACACTCACTTATGAATAACGGTGATCCAAAAGATTTTTGTAATGAGTATCATTATCGTAATTACCAACGTAATCAAAAACTAATTGACTTTGATATGATACCAGAGGAAATACAAACAGATATATATACTAAGTATCTAGAGGCAGAGGTTACTGTTGCAAATCGCAGTAAGATAATGCCTTATTTAATTAATAACGATTTGAAAGAATTGATAGGAAAAATAGAGGAGTTTTAAAATGGCAGATAATTATAATTTATCTTTTCACGAAATATTAACAAAAGTTAACAACGCAAAAGATAAACCTAAGAAGATTGAAGTATTAAGAAGATATGATACGAATGAATTAAGAATGTTAATGAAGGGTGCTTTTGACCCTAAGTTAGAATGGTTAATGCCTGAAGGTAAACCACCATACAAACCAAATGAGGCACCAATAGGTACAGAACATACCTGGTTAAAATCCGAGGTAAAAAGAATGTTCCACTTTCTCAAAGGCGGTAATCCACAGTTATCACAAATGAAAAGAGACACTATGTTTATTCAAATGCTCGAAGGTTTATGTGCTGAAGAAGCACAACTATTACTGTGGGTAAAAGATAAAGAATTAAACAAACACTACAAAGGGTTAACCGCTAATCTGATCAAAGAAGCATTTGGTTGGAATGACGATTTCATGCGAAAAAACGCATAAAAAACGTGTGACAACCTGTCGCACCCCCTATTTTTTCTACTAAACCCTTGAAAAACAAGGGTTTTTTCTTTCATTTAATGCTTGACTTTCCTTGTAAATTCATGTATAGTATAACTATATTTCGAAAGGATACATTATGAAACTTAAAACTACTAGAAACAATCTACTTAAATATATCAAAACTCCGTTTGACGGTCAAGATTATGAGACCGTTGCTCATCTTATTGCTGGTAATCAATTGATTGCCGCTGCTAATCATATTGAAATGTTAGACACTATGGTTAGAGATACAATGAAAATTGTTATTATGAATACTTGTCCTAAAATATCTTATGAAATGTTTGGGACTATTGAATTTTATGAAGGAGGTCAATAATGGGTAAAGTAAAACAATGGGCAGAAGATAATGCCGAAAACTTTTTAAGTCAATTAGAAAAACAAATCAAAGACGGAACTCAAACAGTTGCGTCTGCTATGTTACTTGTTAAGTCTGCTGATATCATGTGGGACTTAATTGGTTTTAATCACATTGACGAGGTTGAAGAATACCTTGAAGGTGTCGTAAATAAATAGTAAGAGAGGTCTTATGAAATACTTTTTATCAATATTAGCAATCATGGGTATCTACCTGATTGCTTTTACAGAAATCAAACAAGCACAGACGGTAAGTAAACCGTTAGAGATAACAATACATGTACAACCAGCAAGTATAAAACCTGTAGTTGTGCCTGTTATTGATACATCAAACAAAGACACATTTGTACAAACTTTAAATGCATGTGTCAATCATATCTATTCAGAGTTGCCAGTTGAGCAACAAATACCTAAAGAAATACTAATCGCACAAGCGGCACTAGAAACCGGTTGGGGATCAAGTAGATTTGCCAACGAAGGTAATAATCTATTTGGTATTCGAACATTTAATAAAGATAGTGAGTGGTTATTACCTATCACTTGGGATCAAAACAAATGGATTGGTTGGGGTGTAAAAGTTTATGAAACTAAATGTCAAAGTGTAAAAGACTATGTAAGAATTATAAACACAGTTTTTGCTTATGAAAAATTTAGAGAGTTAAGATCACAGAACGCCAATGTCTATGAACTTGTCGATACTCTAGATAAGTATGCTACTAAAAATAGTTATACTGAATTGGTAAAGAAAGTAATCAAATATAACATAGAAGGTAAATATGAACTATAATTTGTTTTGGGAAAGAGTTGCAAAACTTGAATATGCATACAACAACGCACCAGAGGATATGAAGTATATCTGGTTTCATAAACTGTATGCAATGATGTTAAATGTTGAATATTATTAAGGAGGTTGACAATGGTTAAAATTTATGATATAATAAAGAATAATTTACTTTTGATAGCAGTTATGTTATGGGCTGTGATATTTGCTGTAATGGCATATCCTGAACCTAAAGAAGAAGTTAACAAAACTATTATTCAAATTGAAATTGATCTTGAAAAAATTGATGGTTCTTTGAAAAACATTGAACAAACAATACAAGAAATATTTGGTAAATTAGAAATAGAAATTAATACTGGAGAATAATATGAATATCTTTTATCTACATAAAGACCCAACAATGGCAGCAAAATGGCATGTTGATAAACATGTTGTTAAAATGATTGTCGAGTCAGCACAATTACTTTGTACCGCACATAGAATGAATGACGGTATTAAAACAGAAGCAAGAAGTAAAACAGGTCGTAAGACTTGGCGTTATATTATGGAAGATGAAAGAAGACAAAACGAGTTATATCAAGCAGTACATTATCATCACCCAAGCGCTGTATGGTGTAGAGAAACAAAACAACAATATTTCTGGTTGTATGATTTATTCAAAGCACTAGGTCATGAATATACATATAGATATGGTAAAGTACATAGTACAAATTTTAAATTAAATCAGATATTAGCAAACGCACCTAACAATATAGGTGAAGGTTGGCGTGAACCACCTCCTGCTATGCAACATTATCCACAATGTATTGTACCTAATGACAGTATTCAGTCCTATAGAAATTACTATATAGAAGCAAAGGCATATTTTGCTAAGTGGACAAAACGAGATACGCCTGAATGGTTTGCTGAAGGAGTGGCATGATTGCAAATATATTATTAGGATTTATATTATTAGATTTATTATTCATAACATTAATGTTATATGCGATAGGGGAAAAACTGAATGACAAACAAAAGTAAAGTATTTCATAAAAACGAACCACCTATACCATTTACATTTGATTTTTATTTGGTATATTGGGAAGACATACAAAGTGATAGTGGTTGGCGAGACCTAAAAGATATTCAATCATCAAAACCAGCAATCTGTGTTTCAACAGGTTGGTTAGTGAAGAAAGACAAAAAGGTACATATTCTCATGTCAGACTATAACTATGATGAGAAAGGTGATTTGTCAGACGGAGGTAACACAACGGTGATACCATCAAAAAACGTAATTAAAAAATATAAGATAGAGGGACTATGAGATCATTTATTGTAAACAGTTGGGATGGTATTATGAACTTTAATCATAATCCATTAAGACATATACCAGATTTACAAGTACGACATTTAATATTACAGATACTAGCATGGATGTGGTGTATAACTTTTTCATTATTTTTTTCATCATGGTATATCTTTGGTATATCAGTTGTTGCTCACTTCGTATTAATACTTGCAATAGTTGTTACAGTTGCTACTTTTGTTTCAACAGAGAGAATGTATAGATTTAAAGAAGGTTATCATTCTATGGGTAGAGCAAGAGGTTCAGTAATGTACAGAGGTAAAGACGGCACAATATATAAAGTACCATTACCTAAAAACGATCCAGGAGGAGAACACGATTAATGCCAACATATAGATTTTATAATAAGAATACAAAAACTGAATTTGAGGAATACATGTCTATTGCAGAAATGGAAAAGTTTAAGAAAAAGAAACATATTGATTTATTGCCACCTACTCAGTTAAATATTGTATCAACAACAGGAACAATTGATGGTAAAACTGATGATGGTTGGAAAGAACAATTAAGTAGAATTGCAGAAAAACATCCTGACAGTAATCTAGGTAAAAGATACAGACGCAGAGGTATTAAAGAAGCAAAGACAAAAGAAGTAATAGAAAAACACAGAAAAATTGCACGAGCAAAAGGAAAAATATAAATAGAAGTAGATATGTTGCAGTACAATGGTAGGAATATTATATACTGGTAAACAGAATCCGAAAATGTAAACTGAGCAACAACTCATAAAAAAAGTGAAAATAAAATGGTAAGTAAAAAAAAGACATTGGGCATATCTCACACAGAATTGTCAGATATTAAACCCATAACAGATAATCAAAAAGAAGTTTTTGAACAATATCAAAAAGGTCAAAATCTTTTTTTATATGGTGTGGCAGGAACTGGTAAAACTTTTGTTGCATTGTACAACGCATTGAAAGATGTACTAGATCCTAAATCACCAAGAGAACGAGTTTATATAGTTCGTTCTTTATTACCTACAAGAGATATAGGTTTTTTACCTGGTGATGAAGAGGATAAATCATATCTCTATCAAGTACCATATCAAAACATGGTGCGATTTATGTTTAAACAACCAGACGAGAGATCGTTTGATCAGTTGTATAATAATTTAAGAAATCAAGGTACAATAGATTTCTTATCAACGAGTTTCTTACGAGGTGTTACTATTGATAATGGTGTTATAATAGTTGATGAATGTCAAAACTTAAACTTTCATGAACTAGATACAATCATTACAAGAGTAGGCCAAGATACAAGAATAGTCTTTGCTGGTGATATACAGCAAACAGACTTAACTAAAACAAATGATAGGAACGGCATTTTAGATTTCGTGAACATCATGCAAGAAATGAAAGAAATAGATTGTATTGAGTTTGGTATACCAGACATTGTTAGATCAGGTCTATTGAAATCATATTTAATTAACAAGATAAAGTTAGGATTACACTATGAGCAATAAATTTTCAGAAGCGCTAGAAATAATATTACACCACGAAGGTGGTTATGTAAATCACCCAAAAGATCCAGGTGGTGAAACAAACTTAGGTGTCACTAAAAGAGTTTACGAAGACTTTGGTGGCGAAAAAGAAATGAAAGATTTGACAAAAGAAGATGTTGAACCTATCTATAAAAAGAATTATTGGGATAGAGTGAAAGGTGATGATTTACCAGAAGGTTTAGATTTAATGATATTTGACTTTGCTGTAAATGCAGGACCAGGTCGTGCCGCAAAATTTATTCAGAGACTAGTAAATACTACAGTTGATGGTGGCATAGGTCCTAATACACTAGGTAAAATAAACGA